TAACAGAAGAGAGCGCAGTGGATTTACCTCCAACCGTGGGAGGTGCATTGACTTCAACAAAGCCACAAGCACCACAGCATAAAGTGTAGATTGGCGTATTTGTCAAAAGTAATAACGGTTCGGGAGAATTGTTTGTTAAGATAAGAAATGCGCAGGAATTAGATGAGCTTCACGACACTCGAATAACTAACCCAGTTACGGGTGCTACTTTATTTTATTCAGGTGGATTATGGAGAGATACAACGGCTGCTCTTTTGGTAAGTGACACGGCTGCAATGTTATCCAACTATGCCAAAAAAAGTTACGTCGATACGGCTGGAAGATTTTATGCTCGTCAAGATTTTAGCAACGTTCAATCATCAACATTAACTTGGACGCAAACAGATACATTAGTACCCGCTGGTGTGAACGTTGTTCAAGTTTACCGTAATGGCCAAATATTGCTACCTTCTCAATATACTATACCTACCAAAACATCGGTAGTCATTGCGGCAACTTCATATAAAATAGGCGAAAATTATACTGTTATATTTCCTAAAGGTGGTGGCGGCGCAGGAAGTGGTGGCGGATCGGGAAGTTTAACATCAATTTCAGCAGGTACAGGAATAACAGTTAGCCCAAATCCAATCACAACGACTGGCACGGTTTCGGCTGATTTGTCTGTATTAATGGAGTTGACGGATACAAGTTTATTAAACCTTAATTCTAGATTTGCAAGTAAATTAAATACAACTGATACGGCATCATTATCAAATAGGATAAATGCTAAAGGTAATGGGACGGTTACAAGTGTAGGTAATGGCTATGGATTACTTTCAACACAGTCACCTATAACTACCTCTGGTGTTATTCGTGTTGATTCAAACACCGTATATAATTATGTCAGAGATAGCATTGTTAAAGTAAGAATAGGCAATGACACAATTAAAATTCTTAAACAAGAATATAATAATGTCACTACAGATACATTAACTTGGACAACTACAAATAAATTTCCTATACAATTAAGGGCATTTATATTACTTTTTCGCAATGGGCAATTACTTATAAATGACCAATTCTCTATCATTGACACAAACAAGGTTAAGGTAGCAGCATCATCATTTAAACTTGGAGAAAACTATACTTTAGTCACAGTATCTGGCATTGGTTCTGCAGGTGTTTCACAAACAGGAAATCCAGTTTATCCGGAGGCAGGAATAGCATTAAGCACGGGTACAACTTGGGCAACGTCTATTCCCAATAATTCAAGTAATTGGAACACAGCATTTACAGATAGGTTAAAATGGGATGGAGGCAGCACTGGACTTGTAGCAGCGACAGGAAGATCAAGTTTAGGTGGTACATCAATCGGTCAATCAATGTTTACCTTAACTAATCCTTCGGCTATTACCTTTCCTCAATTCAATGCCGACAACACAGTCACGGCATTATCAGCAGCTTCCTTTAGAAGTGCCATAGGTGCAGGTACTGTTACGGAGGTGGATGCTTCAACAACAGCTGGAAATCCAATATCTATAACAAACAAAACAACCACTCCAATAATAGAATTATTGAGCGCTACAAGTGGCAGAAATGGGTATTTGACTTCTTCAGATTGGACTACATTTAACGGAAAACAAAATGCTTTAGGCAATGCGAGTAGTACGGTAAGCGGTATTTTAACTTCTACGGATTGGACTACATTTAATAATAAGCAAAACGCTTTAACACTTACCACAACAGGTACAAGTGGAGCGGCCACATTGATAGGTTCAACTTTAAATATACCTCAATACTCTGGAGGTGGGGGAGGATCTGGCACAGTAACAAGTGTCGGATTAACAGCACCTTCAATATTTACCGTAAGCGGTGCGCCCGTTACAACAAGTGGCACTTTAGCATTGACATATAGTGGCACTGCATTACCTTTGTTAAACGGTGGTACAGGTGCTACGACAGCCGACGGTGCATTGACTAATTTCGGAGCATCGGCAATGGGTAAATCTTTGTTTGGACTTACTAATAGCGTATCTAATAAATTTATAAGGGTAAATACAGATAATACTATTACTTTATTAAATGCTGCTGATACAAGAACGGAAATTGGTGCGGGTACAGGTACAGTTACAAGTGTAAGCGGTAGCGGTGCTATTTCAGTGGCCACAGGAACAACTACACCAGTTATAAGCGTAGCAGATGCAGCATTTGGTACAGCTGGAATAGTTACATCAACTGGTACGCAACAATTTAGCGGTGATAAAACATTTGAAGGAATAACACAATTTAATGCAAGAGCAGTATTTAAAGATTATACCTATGTAGCAACAAGGCTTGCTGGTTTATCATCCACAGATAGATTTGCCACAGTTACAATAGGCAGCGGATTATCTTTGTCAAGCGGAACATTGAGTGCAACAGGGGGCACTGGTACAGTTACAAATGTTACAGGTACTTTGCCTATATCAGTAGCAAATGGTACAACCACACCAAGTATAACTATTGCTGATGCAGGAACAGGAGCATCGGGCGTGGTGAATACTACTACTCAAAGTTTTGCAGGGAATAAAACGTTTACTGGAAATGTAGTTATGCAAAATGATATTGATAATAGAGAAGGATATATTAGAAGAAAATACGTTGCTGGAAGTGCTGCTACATATACTGTATTAGATAATGATACTTGGATAAGATGGGGAAGGTCAGATCTTGTTACCATTACTTTACCTTCGGCAGCAAGTTTTCCAGGGAGAGAAATACATATTTTAAATATTGGAAATGGCTCAATAACAAGTGATGCAACTAATATTCAACAATTAGATGGAACTCAAAATAGTCAAATTACAGGTGCAGGCCCTGGCAAATGGTGTACGCTTGTTAGTACTGGTTCTACGTATTGGCAAAAAATGGCTGGTAATTAATAATTAAAAACATAAACATGAAACAACTCCTTTTCCTCCTCCTTTTCCCTTGCCTTGCCTTGGCACAGTATCAAGGCAATGCAAATCAGAAGATAACATTGGGCGAACAAACGACGGCAGACGGGCTAATGTGGCGCGGAAGAACATCTGATACGGTTAATTTAATGACAAACAAAATAGACACATCTGCCTACCTTGTTCTTGATACAATCACAGAAGCTATATGGCTTTACCGTGCATCAACAACGCCAAAATGGAATAGAGTAGTTGATAGCTTAAATAATTTACAAGGGCAATTATCTTTAACGACAAAAGTCACGGGCGTGTTACCTGTGGCAAATGGGGGGACGGGTAAAAGTATGTTAACGGCAAATAAAATATTAGTTGGTAGTGGAACAGACACTATTAAAAGTCCAATAAATTTGCATTGGGATAATACAAATAGTAGGTTGGGAGTTGGAACAATATCTCCAAATAAAAATCTTCATATTGTTGGACAAACAAGAATTGCAAATAGTTCATTTGTTTATTCACCGTCTCCTGAATCAGATTTATTACTTTTAAGTGGTGGAAGTAGTGGTCGTTATGGAATTTCAATAGGAAATCATTTAGAAGGTGGTTCTACAAAAGCATATTTTCATTACGACAGAACCAATTCATATACAGTATTTGGAAGCGCATCTACACCTGGTGGTTCAAATCCAGTTTTTTTATTAAATTCATATGTAGATGGAGACGAATATGATTTTTTTAGAATATTAGCAGATGGTCAAATTAATATGCGATATAAAAATAATGATAGATTTATCATTAAAAACGACGGAGAAACTTTAATTGGATATACCACAGCAGAAGATGTTGGAGCTTATAGACTGCAAGTTAAGGATAGCGTGTATGTTGGTGGTCGCGTTAGTGCGGCTGGTTATACTACAAGGTCAGATTATAATTTAAAAGATGAAATTCAAACCTTAAATTATGGCTTAAACGAGGTTATTCAAATGCAGCCTGTAAAATATACTTATAAAAGTAACGGTGAACAACAACTTGGTTTTATTGCTCAAGACATTGGTACTATAATTCCTGAAAGCGTTCATTTCGATGAATTTATGGGTGTTGATTATCAAAGCATAATCCCCATCCTCACCAAAGCCATCCAAGAGCAACAAGCACTTATCAAGGCACTTGAACAAAGAATTATAAACCTCGAAAACAAATAACATGAAAAACATACTTTTCTTTTTACTCCTTCCATTCCTTGCCCTTTCGCAGGACGTTGTCACTGATACCGTGTACATCCAAAAGCAAGGAAATATTTATTACCTTGTTACCATGACCACGTTCAGCGATAGCACGGTGACAGGAAACAAGCAAATACTTGGAGATAGCTTAACCGCCATTAACGCACTTGTTACCGATGCTGAAAGACAAAGCAACACATTAGCCATTCATGCGAAGCCATTAATTTTAAAGGGCAAAGCGGTAAAGCGTATTAATTATTACAATAATTTGCACCAACAGATAAGCGGAAAACCCGTGTACACATCAACGGCACTCCGTGATTCAACTGCTTTCCTTGGTGATTGGACATTGAATTTTAACGGTGAAAATATCCTTGGTGAAATACAGTTGAATGCTAATAAAAGATTAATCTTTAATCCTGATAACGGCAAAGTATATACGATTTCAACAAATCTGTTACTCTCGACATTTAAAAATCAAATTAGCTTTTCATTTAATGGTGTCAAATACGACTTATACAAATTTGCTAATGGTAAATTTTCAACCGTGGATAATGATGTTAGGCTGATAAAAAAGGAATAATGAAAGCAACGTTAATCAACTTTTTGCACCTTGGGTGGGAGAAAATAACATACGCGATTTGCTGTGGATATATTTTTTCTTTCTTCATACCAATAAAGGGATTTTTGATTTTTACGGTATTTGTTGTTTTTGCGGACATGGCTACGGGGATCCTGGCAGCAAGGAAGGAGCAGCAGAAAATAAACAGTAAAGGGCTTTACCGTACCATGGAAAAGATTGTTGTGTATTTTTGTGGCATTCTGATTTTTGAGGGTGCAAGAAATACTTTTTCGCTTCCATTCAACATTACCTACATGGCAGCGTTTTTAATTGCGACAGTTGAGCTTTATTCTATTGCTGAAAATATTAAACGCATTACTGGCGTTAACTTGGGCGTTTTAATCACACGTTTTTTTAATCGTTAAAATAATAATCATGCAAACTAATTTAAAAGAAGCCTTAAAATCGGCTGATACAGTTAAAAGTCCACTTGGTGACATAGCTTGTTACAGTTTTAATTTTGCAGAATTAACTCAAGAGATTTCAGTTCATCTTGAGAATAACAAAATTAAATTCACATGGCGCGAATATATTCAACTTGCCCAAATAATTTGGGACAAGATTAAGGAGACAAGTCGCGAATGTGCTGGGAAGGAAATTGAGGTGAAATTGCCTCCAAAATTATCATTGATTTCTGCAGCTTTTTCATTAATAGGATTTCGTTTGTAAAGAAATAGGCGCAGCAGGATTCGCTACCTTAGTGCCGAGGGGAGTAGATTGATTTCTATTCCCCTTTAAAATATAAAAATATGAAAGCAAATGAATTTGTAGTCTGCGTTGATGCTGGGCATGGAGGACTAAGAAAAGGAATAGGGCCTGACAAATATGTTACCTATCCATCTAAATGTTTCCAACATCGACAAGGAAAATTCCACTCCTACGGATGGTTTTTTGAAGGTGTGTTTAATCGCTCGGTTGCTAATTTTCTTGAGCAATTCCTTCTTGATTATGGCTTCCAGGTTAAGCAAGTGTATGAGCCAATTAACGACACATCGCTTAATAAACGATGTCAGCTCGTAAATAGCTATTCTACACTTGGTAAGTCAACTGTCCTTGTTTCCATTCATGGTAATGCAGCAGCATCAACCACTGCCAGAGGATGGGAAGTGTTTACCTCTCCTGGCGAAACAAAATCGGATCTTCTTGCTACATTGATAGGTCATGAAATAAAAGATGCTACACCTGGATGGATACATCGACATGATTACTCCGACGGTGACTTAGACAGAGAGGCAAGGTTTCAAATG